GTCTAAAGGTATTAAAGCAATACACGCACACTCATTAACGTCATTATGGTATGATGATAGAGGTAATGATGGTTCAGTGTGTGATACTGAATACAACAGTGGTCTTATTGAAAGAGAAATCAGAAAAACAGGTGAAACTGTTTACTTTGGTGAACCACTAACTGGCGATGCTCTTATCGATCAATACACCAGAGCAGGAAGATAACACTATAACATGTCCGACTTAGATTTAAATGATACATTAGAAGAACAACTTAGGCACATGCTTGTTGATAAAAACAATGAGTGTAATGGTCTCAAAGCAAAGATAAAAATGTTAGAAAACGCTGTTGCTGAAGAAGCCCAAGCCAAATACAAAGCATATGAAAGAATTGCTGAACTTACACAGACCATAAATTTAGGAAAAAATGACTAACATAGAAACAGAAATTACTAAACTAGAACTCACACTTGTTTCTGAACAAGACCCTAGGTTAAAACAAGGATGTGAGGATTGGAACTTTAAAGTAGATGGTGATCCAACTGAGTTGGTTACTGCAATGACAAAGATCATGCTTAATCCTGCAACACAAGGAATAGGTCTTGCCGCACCTCAATGCGGAGTAATGAAAAACATTTTCATCATGGGAACAGACGAGCATTTAGTTGCTTGTATTAATCCAGTCGTTGATGAATTGATAGGCGATAAAGAAATTTATTTAGAAGGCTGTTTAAGTTTTCCTAACTTGTGGTTACATGTTAAACGTAATCCAGAAGCATTGATATCATATCAAACAACTACTGGCGAGTGGGTGACTAAACAGAAACTAGAAGGGATTAAAGCAAGAGTCTTCTTGCATGAGTATGATCATTTACTTGGAGTAACGTTTGATGAACGTTGCGGTGAGTTAAGTTTGAGCCTTGCTAAAAAACGTAGAGCAAAAGCAATAAGATTAAAACAGAAACTTGCTAAAAAGATCGCTTCACAAGCGTTATCGTCTTCCTCTTAACTCTTTTCTTTTGAAAGTCAGTCATACTGACAACAGGTCCGTGTACAAAAGTAAGACTTTTATTATTAAATGTACGTAAGAAAGGTTTGAATAAGATCCACTCTTGTTTTAGAAACAAATGAATAGGTATCTGACGATTAGATTCCCACCACCAAACATCACCTAACTCTAAGAATTTTTCTTTTAATTGTGAATCAACAATAGCACCATAATCGTAGATAGTAGTGACAAGGTCATCTTTGTTCTGTACAATCCCTACAAAGTCTTGACCAGCATACTGTACAACCGTTATGAACGGATGTGTCTCTGATAACTTTACAAAGAATTCTGCTGGTGTTTGTGTTTTCACAATAGTATTTACTCGTTTGAAAAAAAGGTATATATTTTCTTAGATAAAAACCGTAATGATAAATATAAGAACAGGAGAGAAGAATTTGTGTCGTACACTACATCAGTTTATACATACACCGTTAGACAAATCGTTGTTGTCTTGTCAGGCACTAGCCCGAGGAAATATATGCCAATCTATGCAAAGCCATTAACGCTAAACAAGGGGGTTGACAATCAACTACAGTTTCAGTTTCTAAATCAGGAACAGAAGCCTGTCGATCTGTCATCTATTGCTACAGCAAATCAACAAATTTCATTTAGAGCAATTAACTCAGATGGAACCGCAACTCTTTTCAGAAAGGCGCTAACACCTGTGCTTGATGTCAATGGTATTTTTGTATTGAATACAAATGCCGCTGAAATTGAAAGCATTGCATCTCAGCAATGTTACTACTCACTAGAATGGCCAAGTGGTAACCTTAACTTACCTGTATTTGTTGATTCTAAGGCAGGAGCAAGAGGAGACTTGAACATAGTAGATTCAATTCTACCTTCTTTTGTACCTTCACAGTCAGTTACGATACCTAGTGATCAATCAGTGCCAGGAGCAAACGCAAATGCTAACTCTGAAGCACTTACGTTTTTCTCAAGTGTCATTAACACACAAGATAATCCTGTGTTAACAACATCAATCGACTATGCAAACTACGTTGGTAACCTAACACTACAAGGATCAACATTAGTTGATGCTGACTACTACGATATCAACTCATTTCGATATGGTAACGCCGCAAACGGGAATAGTGAATCTAGTACAATCGGTTACACTATCAGTGGATATCATCCTTTCATACGTCTGAAGTTCGAAGCAAATGTGGGTAACATAGTCACTATTTTGGCGAGATAAAGTACCCTTTACTCTTGCTTCTTCTCTTGTTTTAGTCTATAATAACAGTTATGTTTGATATACTCATGGTTGCCCCGGGCAAAAAGAAAAAGACACAAAGCGGTTGGACTTCGTTCAATGCTCCGTGCTGTATTCATAATGGCCATAGCGTAGACAAACGTGGACGTGGTGGTATCAAACAAGACGGAGACAATTGGTCGTATCATTGTTTCAACTGTAACTTTAAATGCGGATTCAAACTAGGTAGAAACATCAGCAGAAACTGTCGTAGATTCTTAGGCTGGTGTGGCATGGATGACTCAGACATCAACAAGTGGTCATTACATTCTTTGCAACACAAAGACTTGCTTGATTCTATCTTAACGAAAAAGAAACAACATGCAGTGCCTAAGTTTAAAGACGTTGAGATGCCTGCAGGTGAATTGATCTACGAGATTAATCCTGCACATAAAGTTTATATTGACTATCTTGCGACAAGAGGAATGACACACAATGATTATCCTTTCTTAGTCACGCCAAATGAAGAAGGTCGAAACTCACAACGATTGATCATACCCTACACATACGAAAACAAAGTTGTAGGTAGCACGAGCAGATACTTAGACAACAGAGTGCCTAAGTTTATTAATGATCAACAACCTGGCTATGTGTTCGGTATTGATTTACAAAAGCCAGACTGGGAAGTGTGTTTAGTATTCGAAGGAATCTTTGATGCAATCTCAATGAATGGTTGTGCATTGACTCACAATACAATCAACGACAATCAAGTTGGTGTGTTAAAGAAATTGGGTAAGAGAATTATTGTTGTTCCAGATCAGGATAAGACAGGGCTAGAGATATGTGATAGAGCATTAGAACTAGGGTTTGATGTGTCATTACCTAACTGGGCAGACGATGTAAAAGATGCAAATGATGCACTGATAAAATATGGCAAGTTAACTACTCTACTAAGTATACTTGATAATGCAACAAGCAGTAAGATAAAAATAGAAATGATGAGGAATAAAATTGGCAAACGAATATAATACAGATATGCAAGAACTTTTCTTGCGAATGATAGTAACAAATGCAGAGTTATTTGTGCGTGTTACTAACATATTCAATCCAGAAAACTTTGACAGAAAGCTAAGGCCAGTTGCAGAGTTTATGAGAGAACACACAATGGAGTATGGTATCTTGCCTAACTCTACACAGATCAAGGCAACGACTGGCGAGACTATTGAATCAGTAGACGATATGGACGAAGGCCATTCAGAATGGTTTCTTAATGAGTTTGAATCATTTACTCGTAGACAAGAACTTGAAAGAGCAATTATGTCATCAGCAGACTTACTCGAACAAGGCGACTTTGGTCCAGTCGAAAAGTTAATCAAAGATGCTGTACAAATATCTTTACAAAGAGATATGGGAACAGATTATTTTGAAGATCCTGCGGCTCGTTTGAACAAATACTATAATCAAGGTGGACAAGTTAGTACTGGCTGGGGTCAAATGGATAGACTATTGTATGGTGGCATGTCCAGACAAGAATTGAATATCTTTGCAGGTGGTTCAGGATCAGGTAAATCGTTATTGATGATGAATCTTGCTCTTAACTGGTTGGCACAGGGCCTGAGCGGAGTATATATCACGTTAGAATTGTCAGAAGAATTAACATCATTGAGGACTGACGCAATGCAGACATCAATGAGTACAAAAGACATTCGTAAAGACATTGACAATACTGCTCTTAAAGTCAGAGTGGCTTCCAAGAAGATGGGACAGTATCGAGTCAAATCATTACCGGCTCAAAGCAATGTCAATGACATTCGCTCTTACTTGAAAGAGGTACAGATTCAAACAGGAATCAAAGTTGACTTTGTTATGGTTGATTACTTGGATCTTGTAATGCCTGTCACAGTTAAAGTAAGTCCTAACGATACGTTTATTAAAGACAAGTATGTATCAGAAGAATTACGT